AAAAGATGCAAGACGAAATAGACGCCGAGGTGCTGCGCCTCTCCCCCCCAAGAGAGACTGCGATTGGCGTGATGACTCGCGCCGAGATGGTTCAGCTCATCCGCAAGTCTGTGACCTGTGGCGCTGTCATTGGTTGGGCGCACGCTGAGAGGTTCACCCGCGAGCGTATGCAGCGCCAGCTTGATCAGCTTGAGTACGAGATGAAGTGCATTCAAGACCGCCTCAAAGACGCTGAGATGGAACTGCTGGCGGTGCAGAAATGAGAGGCGATTGGAGGCCACCAGCAGGCACAAAAATCACGCTCCCAAGCGTCTACGCCAAAGAGTTGAAGTATCCCAATCCAACCGATGTGCAGGCCACTTGGCGGCGCTTTGGTTGGACTCCACCAAGTGAGGCCAAGCCATGCAAACAGCCATCATCTTCTTCCTGATCGCCTTGTTTGGCGTTGTTGTTGTGATCGGCACACTGTGCTGCTTTGTTTGGTTTTTATTGCAATGCGAGGTTGACTGATGGTTAAAGAGAAGACAGAACTGGGTAGGTCAGTAAACATACGCCTCACCCAATCCGAATACGCCGAGTATGTAAGGCTTGGTGGTGTGAAGTGGATAAGGATGTTCTTTCAGATGAGTGCAGGCATTCAGAAAGAGATTAAGGAGGCAAAGAAATGACACAAGAAGCATTGAAGCTGTCACAGGAGGCGTTGGCAGGATTGAAAGATGTTGAGAAGCAAGTTCGTGAATTAGTTGCCGAAAACAGAGCACTCAAAGAAGCCTTGGCGCAAACGCAAGAGCCTGTGGCGTGGTTGCAGATAGGGCTTGCTCCTTTGCATGATGGCGATGTGATTGCAAGAACAAGCAAACCAACAAAATGGAATTCAGAGTGGTGGCGGTTTGAACCCCTCTACACCACCCCACCACAGCGCACATGGGTTGGGCTTGACCACCAAGACAAAAAGAAGTTTAGTTCTTGGTTAGACCACAAAACAGATGATGAAGTTTTCACAGCCATTGATGATTTACTTAGAGAGATGAACACATGACACAAGCACAAAAAGTATTTGAGGCAATGATGCGAGCCAAAGGCTATACAGACTTCAGCGCCACAAAGGGTAGGTACAGCGTCCCTGCATTGCAAACCCGCTGGAACTACTTCCTGCTTGGGTGGGAAATGCGAGGCGTGCAATGAACTGGAAAGAATTGACAGTCAGATACCTCAAGGACCTTGTCAAGACAAAATCAATCCGCGATGTCATCCTCAAAGAAATGAGAGAAGCGCAATTGCGTAAACTTGATGCCGAGTCAGCAGTAGAGTACGCCGTTTCAGTTGTCCAGTACAACGAAAAACGCATCAAACGATTAGAGGAACGATTGCAGCACCATGAGGATGAAGACCAATGAATGAGAAGAAGAACGCCTTTGACTGGAAAGATGGAACACCATCAATTTGGAGCCGTGACAAAGAACTGAAAATGTTCTCCCAAGGCAGAGCATGGGGCATGGCGGCGCAAGCCAAGATCGGCCTGCATGAGAAGAAACAAGTCACTGCCTACTCGCAAGCAAAGTCCAGCAAATGATTGAAACAATCCGCACCTTTACTGGCAAAGTAAAAGGCCAGCACCCTGAGAAGCAGACAAGCGTCTATGAGGGTAAGAGCTACCGCTGCACGCGCTGCGGTTTGATCTTCACCGACAAAGAAGAAGCAGAGCGCCACCTCAGACGCGAGCATCTCAACAAATGAAGTCTGTTCGGCTGCCGCGCATTGTCGATCTGCTTCAGCGCGTTGGATGCACAGCACCCGAGGTAGCCGCCAAGGTGTATTGCACAGAGAGGTCGGCGCAGATACTGATCAATAAGCTGCGCCAGCAAGGTGTCGTACACATACAGGAATGGCGCAGATCAGGCAATGTGCTGGTGGCAGTCTACCGACATGGGATTGGCACTGATGCCGTCAAGCCTGCACCTATGACGCCAGCAGAGAGACTCAAACGCTGGCGGTCCAAGGAGACACTAGACGATCACGCCTTTCGCATGGCGCGTGAGAGAGCAAAGAAGTGGAAGATTAAGCGCGACCCGCTGGTGGCTGCGCTGTTTGGATCAGTCGAGTAGACCAGTTTTGCCATTACGCTCAAGAATGGTCATGCTCTTTTCTTCGCCAGGGAATACTACAAAGTTGCGAGTACCTTTACCAGTGCCACGGCTACTTTGATCTAAATACTTTATTCCTGGAATATCAATGCTTCTTAAAAAGTCTGAAACTTGTTTTTGACCACCAAGTTGTTTAGATAACTCAATGAATAAATCTTGACCATCAGTTGTTGGTTGGCCTCTGTTCATTCTTTCGTAAAAATTATCTTGAAATGGCTTGGCAAAACTAGCTAATGGGCTTTGCTGCATCTTGTCATAAATGGCAATCATTTCTTGCTCATTCATGGGCTTATCCCAATCAAGCATATTTGCAATCTTTTCATCAGGCAAATCAATTTTGTATAAATTTCCTGTGTTTGCAGCCGTTACATCTGGTCTTACTTTTCTAAACTCAGACATTAATTTTTGATATTCTTTTACTGCTTTGGGATTCTTTGATGACCTCATCTCTTTTGCCGCATTCAGCAATTCTTTACGAATAACGCCAGTATCACCAAGATAAGAAAGCAAATAATCATCAATCTCAGTATTGCCAGTTGTTCCAGTTTTTCTGCCAACTATTGGGTCATAAAACTGCTTTCCCTTATATTGCATTTGAGTACCAAGTTGTTTTTGGTACTCTTTTGCCACATCAGGCGCTTCAGCGGTATAAATTCCATATCCATATGCTTGCCCTCCCTCACCAGTTCCAATCTTTGAGGCATCAAACTCGCCCAAAGGGTTACGAGGTGTTGGCGGTAATGTGTGGGGTGTGCCGTGATACACATCAAGAGGACTTCTACTGCCTTGCGACAAATCACCAAGCAGACCAGCGCCAAGGCCACCTTTTTTCATGGTGCGCTCAACCATTGGAGCAACTGCGCGTTCAGCAGCCATGCCAGCGCGTTCAGCTTGTGCGGCAACAGCTTGACGCGGTATTGATGCCAGCATCGCAGCTTCAGGCATAACTGGTGGCAACTTGCTTGATTCAAGCAGGCCGCCAAGCGTTTGCATCATCTCAGGCGCAACCTTGCCGCGAGGTTGGTAGGTGTACTGCTCCATGAACCTACGCGCCTCTTCCTCGGCGATTCTGTTAGCTTCTGGCGTACCCAACTTGCCGCTGGTAGCACCCTTGTACACGCCATAAGGCATACCCAACAGGCCAGCCATTGCACCGCTACCAAGCGTTGCGCCAGTCTCTCCAAGGCCCATTAAGTAGTCAAGATAGTCTGCCATTTCTTACCTCGCTCTGCGAATTTGAACCGCAAATGGTTGAATCTGTTTGTAGTACGCCTCAATCGCATCGCTCATGCCTGGTTCAGCAGTAGCAATGGTTGACAATTTGGCAATCTGACTTGTCAAAGAGTTTGGATTATTGACAACAGCTCTGCTGGTGTCTGATACCCATCTGATAAAACGTGGACTCTCTAAGAGTCTTGCAGCCAAATTACTGGACAAAACAAGACCGCTTAAAGCTCCTGCACCACCAAGCAGTGCTTGCGTCATGTCTCCACCAATTCCACCGCCAACTAAACCGCCAGCACCTAATAGAGCTGATGTAACCATCTGAGCGCCGCCAGTATTGGAGACATTGACGGCCTTTCCAGCTTCACGCGCACCAGTGCTGATCTTCACCAAATCATTGATGGCGGGGATGATGTTGCGGTATCTCTCACCGCCAAACAGGACTTGCTTGGCGCTGTCGCTCAAACTATTCCAGTTTGTCAAGAATGTATTTGCGCTGAATTCAAAACTGTCAGCTCCTACATCTGCGCCCTCTTTCATTCCGGCTTTAGCATTACCCAACTGCTGCCATACTGATGCCGCCAATGTGTCTCGCTCTTCTGGTTTGAAATTACGCATCAATACTTGAAGTCTACCCATGCCATCTTTAGTGCCTGCCATGGCATAGTTGACTGCATTCACATCAAGATTCTGATCTGCAATCTTTTGCAGTGCAGGCAAATTGACTTCACGATTAAACCTGACATATCGATCATGCAACTTTAAAGATCTTTCAGCAATAGGACCTGATTGTTTTGCCGCCTGATAAATGTCATCACTCAATGCGGCATAGAGTCTTTTCAATTCTTTGGTGTTTGAGAAACCGCTGATGTCAGGTCTTTCAATCTCTTTGCCTATCTCGCTTCTTGCGCGGCGTAAGGCGTCAAATGTCACGCCACCAAATCCTGCATTTGCATCATCAACAATACGCATAGATCGTTGAATAACTGGACTCAGCATGGGACTCAATGTGCTTGGACTTGTGGCAATTTCAGCGTTCAATTGATTTACCAGTTGAGCTGTATTGTTTGCTGAAAACCTATTGTTTGGGCCAACGGCGTAGGCAACAACATCATCAATCTGATTGCGTCTATCTGCAAATCTCTTTGCAGCAGCTTCAGCGCCTTGTTTAATGAAACCGCCAAGACCGCCTTTTTCTGTGAATGGTGGCGTAGGTATAACGCTTGGAGTCTTACCGACTTGCGAAATATCTTCAGCAATGTTGCGTGCGGCAGTACCCATCTGCTCTTGCATCAATTCGTACTTTGGTGCAATGACTTGAGCGCCGCCAGGCGTCTGTGCCAAGCCAGCTTCAAGACGCTGCACAGCAGGACTTTGCGTAGCAACGCCAGCAGGCAACTTAATGCCAAGTCTTGATGCTGCCTGCGGTATGCCTTGGCGCAGTCCCATCAATTTCTGTTGAATTGGTGACAAGAGATATGGAGAATACTGCTCCATCAGTTGACCACCACGCTGACCAATGGCGTTCAAAAGAATATCTTTTGTGACGCCTGTAGCCTGCTCTGCACCGCCCCTAGTCTCTACAGATGGGCCGCCATACTGCATACCCATCTCGTACAGCTTTTTGAATGCAGCACCACCTAGTCCAGCACCGCCAACCATTGCTGGTGGGCCAAATGGAGCTGTCAATGCAGCGCCAGTACCAGCGCCAACAAACTCTGCAATCTCAGGCATAGCGCCAGCAATGTCACCCATAGTTGGCAAAGGTACGCCAAAGAATACAGGATTCTTTTCATTCATCAATGTTGCCCGTCCAGTCTTTGGATCGGTATAGATGAAGTTTTCTTTGTCGTATGGCTGCGCGTCAGGGAAAAACTGTTTTAGCGTTGCAAGTTTGTCTTGCATGGTGGTAGCAGAACCAACAGCAGCTCTAACGCCAAGTGGTGCGCCAGTAGTCATCTCTATCTGCTTTTCACTTGGCGCTGGAATCTGTAAAGATCGAATGTAGTCAGCCAAGGCTTGCGCCGCCTTGGTGTCACCAGCAGCGTCAGCAGCCTGCAAAGACTTGTACAGATCATCAATTGTTGGGTCTGCCATTATGAATTTCCTTATGGTTTATATTTATTCAATAAATTTTGAATGGCTGGAGGTGGTGCAACAGTTGTAGTTCTTGGTATTGGCGCTGGCGCTGTAACTGAGAATGTGCTTGGCAAATTCATAATTGGTTGACCAAACTGCAAATTCTTTCTTGTGGTTTCGTCAACAATCCTACTTCTCAATTCACCAATTTGTGCATAGAAAGCAGCTGGCCCACCAAGTCCTCTGATATATGTTGACAAAGCAGTTGGGTCGCTTAATTGAGCTTGAAGTCTTGGCAAATCTTCTTTATTCAATACGCCAAGTTGAGCAGCAAGCCTTGCTTTCGTTAGCAAGTCTTCATAAATGGCTGATTGAGAAGCACCCTTTTGTCCCATACCGCCAAGTTGCATTCCTTGCTCTCTGACCATATTTTCCATTTTGTTTAATGCCGCAACAAAGTCAACGCCAGCATTAATAGACTCTCGTGATTTAGATATTTCTTCTGGTCTTGCAGCCATTGGCGTTGATTTAACGCCAGCAGGCAGAGGAACAGCAGTAGCACCCTCAGTTGGAGAAACAACAGGCGCTGCTGATGGTGTAGGCGCTCTAGCAGTAACTGGCGCTGGAGTAGGAGCAGCTTGTGCTGCGCTTGGTACTACTGTCACAGGCTTAGTTACTTCAGGAATCTTTCCGCTGAATGTAGGTTTAGGGATTGACGCTGGCAATGGCATAGGCTGTGTGTATACAGTCTTAAGTGATCCGTCAGCTTGAACCTGTTCAGTTGGAACAGGCATACTCAAAGCGCGAAACGCAAGTGCATACTGAACTGTATTTGTCTTTCCACTGTTGACGCCATCTAAAATAATGTCGTAAGCATTTCCTTGTACGCCACCACCAAACGCGCCTGGCGCTGCTGGTACTAATGTGGCCTGCTTACTTGTTGTATTGACTTGCCATTTACTAGATCCAGGCAAACCAAATGCTTCAGCCTCAAGTCCTGTCACCACCTTGAATTCTTCCTTTGCCGCTTGAAGTGTAGAAACCTGACCAGTACGCAAATTCTGCTGATATTTACCAGCAGGATCAAGCCCAAGTGCTTTAGCTTCACTTGGTGACAATGTCGCAAAACTTTCTGTTTTAAGACTTTCTTCAAATATCTTTGGAAGAAATGTCTTTGGACTCTGTGCGGCCAATAGCAATTGATCTGGCGTCAATGTCGAAAAAATATCAGGTCTTGCCTTGGCTGTAGTTGTTACGCCTGGCAACTCTTGCACCGCCATATCCTGTGGCATTGTCTGACCGATTAACGCTTCACGTTGTGGCGTTGGACCAAGACCAAACTGAGAAACAGGCAATGACGCCGCTTGAACTCCAGATATAGGCTGATCAGGTGAGAGTAAAGATGTCGCAGGAGCTTGGCCTGTAGCCATGCCAGGTATGCGACTCATGATGTACTTTTGCAGTGCCTGCTCGCGTTTCGCCTCATCCAACTTCTGCTTGGTCATCAACTGAGCAATAGCACCTTGCTGTGCCTGCTGATAGCCTGCGGCGCCAGCCTCTAAGCCTTGTCCAAGTGCTTGACCAAGTGATATTGGTGTGGTGCTTCTACCGCTTGATTTAAGCAGTGCAGCCGCCGCAGACATCATCGCTTGGCGTTGGATAGCTTGGCGCTGCGCATCTGTCAGGTACTCGGACAAGCCACCATCCATGCCGCCAAAGAGTAGGCCGCCAAAGTCCATTGGTGATGCTGCTGATGGTGTTAATGGCTGATAACCAGTAGGACCAGGTATTGCGTTATATAAGTCTGCGAATGTTGCCATTTTTTACCTCAACCAAGTAGTCCTTGAACGCCGTACATCTTCATCAATTGTTCATAGCTTAGATTGCTTCCAGCAGGCAAACGCAGCGGTTGCATCTCTTGCGCCTTTGGTTGTGACTGCTGAAGCAATGACATCGCCATCATTGGATTCATCTGTGGAGATGCTGCGCCTGACACATCACCAAATGACGCTGGTGGATTGATGCCAAGACCATCGCCATATGACTCTGTAGGCATACGCATACCTTGTCCATCACCATAAGTGGCTGATGGCATACGCAAGCCTGGCTGACCTACCTGATTACGCTGCATTAAATAGTTCATGTAGTTCATCCTAATAATCCAATACCAGCACCAATCGCAGCGCCCCATGGTCCACCTAATTGATAACCAGCCATAGCTCCACCTAAAGCGCCAGCAGTCTTATTGCTAGATGTTGGCTGGCTTGTTGTGCCGCCAAGGTTGCCAGGCTGCAAGCCAACAGCAGAACCAGTGATGGCTAGTCTCTCTTTGCCCAAATTGCGTGCCGCATCTAACCTAGCTTGTGCCAACTGCTGGCGAGCAGATCCAAGTCCTAAAACTGAACTTGCTCCCTGCAAACCCAAATTGCGAGCATTCATCGCCAAGCCTGCTGCCTGACCATAACCAGCCTGACGCATCTGAGCAGATGTCCTTGCAGCCTGCTCCAAAGCAGCCTGATCTGTCAGTGACTGCTGTACTCCGTAGCGCGAGCCGCCAAATGCTTTAGCTGCACTTGCCTGATTCGCTACTTGATTTGCAGCCATGAGGCGTGACTTCTCAATGTCGCCCAATGTTCCTTGGATGACTTCTTGCTCATATGGATTCATAAACTCTTGAATCGATGAGGCGTCAAATGGCTTTAGACCAAGGTTGGCGATCTGCTCTTCAGCTTGCCTATACAAAGGGTCAAATTCAGCAAATTGCTGTACCCCAAGATTTCCAGCCACGTCCTTTGCTTGCCTCAACTGATAAAGATATGCTTTTCTCGCCGCTGGATCAATTTGCTGAGTCTGTGTCTGATTACCGCCGCTGTCTTTGCTCATCTTTTACCCCTTTAACTCGCCAAATTTTTATTTGACATTTATAAATCCTTGCCGAGTACAAACCATTTTGGTGTGTAACCCCTGTCTTTTAAGAATGTCTTCTCCCAACCCTTACGGCCAGCCAAAGACACTCGCGTGCAACCCATGTCTTTACCCCATGATTCCACCAAAGGTTGCATCAATCGGAGTTCATCTAGGTCGCCGCCAGCAAGAAAGAAATGCAGATTCTTGAGTCGCGGGTAGACAATGATCTCAGTCACTATCACAGAGTTATCAGCAGGCCACAGTTGAAATCTGCCTGACTTGAGTCCCTCTGCAATGTCCTCAATTCCATGAGTTCCTCCAGAGTATTCTAGTGCCGCCTCCACATGATGGCGCAGCCTCTCCAAATCCTCTTCGTCTGTCAACGCTTGCCCATCGCCACAGCATCAAATCTATTCACGCCAACGCGCCAATCATCCAATATTGCGCCTGTGTACTTGACCTTTACCTGACGGCCAGAGAAGCGCACATCGGTTGGCTGTGACGCTGGGTATGGTCCATGTGTCGTTTCTGTTGATGTCGGGTACATCCTAGACTTGAAGCTGATCTGCACCTCGCCCAAAGTCTGCTCATCAGGTATTACTTGACGCACTGACATGATGTTCTCACCAGTACCAATCTCATAAGGTCCAGACTCGGCATAGACAGAGCCTGAGTCATAGTCAAAGCCAACCTCATGCTCATAAATGTAGCCATCAGACGACACCATCAAAGGCTGCAAAAATACACCCCTGTCAGCGCCTGCTGTGCGAGACAGTGATCCTATATTCCAATGCGATTCGCGATAGTTGTAGATGACATAGGAGTCAACTTCATTGCTTGCGCTGGATGGGTAGAACCACCAAATCTCACCATACTTGCTATTGTGTACAGCGTGAACCTTGCTCATTTGGTTGTAGTTTATGTTCTGAAATACATAGTCTGAGACATCGCAAGGTAAGGGCTTGACATATCCATCAAATAACCAAAATCCTGATGTAGACATCCACATGGCAGCCGTATCAATAACCGCCACGGCCTGCGATGAAATTACACCGCAGCCTGATCCAGCTTTTTCAAACGAATAGACATATGGCAATCCAACAAATGTTGCGGTGTGGACATCAACATCGGTAAACAGCAAATTGATACCCCTCACGCGCTTTCCGCATTTCAATGAACCACTGCTGTTTATTTCAAAATCACCCGCCTGATTTGTGGCGGCTGCCGTCCATACAGTATTGTTTTCCTGATCACACCATTTAACCAACCGAGTATTGTTGGATGCACCCAATGCAAAGACAAACCTCTCTGCGGTTGACATTACAGCTTTACATCCTGTTGGCGCATTGGTGATGACGGCAGCCAGGGTTGGCGTTGAGAATCCCAACTGCCACTCATAGAGCTTGCCATCAGCGTCAGAGCAGCCAATGAGGTACTCACCCCAAGTGTCTAGACTCCAAGTCGTTGCAGGCTGATATGTCTCAGTCGCTGGCCTCTGTATGCCATACGCAAATGTTCCATAGGTGTTGTAACCATACCCAGTCTCAATGGTTGCATCAGCAATGCCAGCGGTAAACCCTGATGGCGTAATTTCCTTGATGACACTTGACGAATTCATTACATATAGTTTTGAATTTGTTCCAGCAGCCGCCCATGGATCGCCAGTATTGTCGCGCCAAGTAAATAAATTCCGACATTTACCAGTGATCTGCGTAGCTGACTTCTTGCGCCAGCCGCCAATGGGTCTGAGAGTGTTCTCAAACCAGCGTACTAGGTTGGCATCAAACCATCTGCCAGCAGACTGATACTCAGTGCCGTTGCGGTAGACGCCAGGTGGGATCTTGAGAGGTATGAGTGCCATAGCTGAATTATGCTGTTTCTGTTGACAGATTGGACACGAATGAAAGTGTGGCAATAATTGATGGCACTGCGGGTCTTGTGGGTGTGCTGCTGGCGGCGTAGTATTCAATGCTGACACCAACATCTGACGGCCGCCACATGATCTCTACATAGTCATTGGCCGCCAAATTGACAAAAAAGTTCAGTGACGCAATTACATGGGATGGGTCACCAGATGACTTTCTTGGACCAAGTCCAAACCGCGAATTCGACTTGTCAATGTTTGTGCCGTTCTTCTTGAACCATACATCAACGTCTTGCGTGTCATTGGTGGTGTTCTTAAATTGGATGCTGAATTGCAAGTTGTAGATACCAGCCTGCGCCACATTCAGCCTTGATGAATTCGACAATGTCACGCCATTGCTGAAGTCGGTGGTGTCAAAGGTGATGGCGTAGGCCGTGGTGGTATTGGCCGCCGTCTGGTCTGTGGAGTCTTGAAACGCACCATAGGGATGGTTGATGTACTTGCCACCACGCTGACCAAATAACGCCGCAAAGATGGCCGTCAGCTTGCCAAAGTAGACATTTAAGCCGCCAAATGAAGTGCCAAAGAAGCCTTGATCATAGGCAGGCGCAGGCGAGCCAAGGTTTGGCTGTGCCGGTGTGCTTATCTGCTGACCAAGGTTGAGCGCCATAGGTTATGCCACCAAGCCATTCAGGTAGGTAGTCTTGCCGGCAACCTTGGTGGCGGTGAGTTCTTGCTTCTTGAGGTTGTTGGGGTCATAGCTGACATGAACCCATCCGCTGTCGGGGATGCCTGATGTGTAGAACTCCAAAATCAATTGGGTGTACTCAAGGTTATCCATGATCCACTGCGCCAGCTCTGCATTAGGGACGCCAGGTATCTCTATATCTGCCGCCATACCCTTGCAGTGGTCGCTGGTCTTAGACCCTCCAACGGCTGCATTTGACTCAGGACTGCGATATGCAGAATTAACTTTTACGCCTTTGCCGTAATGCTCACGCACTGGCTGCAATACCTTTTCGCAAAGCAGGCGCAGATTCTCAGTAGCCTCATCATCAGGCGTATTGTCAAATCCCATACGCATGGCAGTCTCTGATTTGCACATCTCGTGCAGGCTGAAGTTGGCGCTTAACTGTGTCATTTTGTGGTCCTCATGGTTTCGTAGGTTTGGATGCAGGCGTTGAGCTTGCGGATGGCGGTGTCTCCCTCGCTGGCGAGCCTGACAAGATCATCAGCAGTCTGTCTGTCAAGTTCGGCTGATGCTGTTCCGCTGTGATCTCCGCTGGCAGTGGCGGTATCACCGGCGGCTGATACGGCGCACTCAGGGGCTTTGACAGGAATGAACAGCCTGCGCTCGCCACTAGCAATATCACTACGCAACTTGTCTTCTTTAACCTTTGCAGCATTGTTCGCCTTTCGTAATGTCTGACCATAACTTTGCGCCACTTGCGCCATCGCCTGCTCAGTTTCCCTCGCCTTGGCGTTTAGCGCAGCGATCTCGACTTGCTGGCGCGTGTACTCGTCATGCTCACCCTTGAAGTATCCACCGCCAAATGATGACAGCACCGCCATGACGATGCCGAGAATCACCCAAGGGTTGAACAAACTCATGGTGCTGGTGGCTCGTTGTCATTTGCTTCAGCCTTGGCGCTGGCATTGGCAATCGCCTTAACGCCAGAGCGTCCAGCCACACCGCCAAGCACACCAGTGATGAAGACCATAATGGTGCTGATCTGTTGGGTGTATACCTTATCGATGGCCGCCATTGCTCCATTCATGGGCTGTTGTACGAACGAAACTGAGTACAGAAACATCCCCATGGAGGCTAGCAGAATGGTCACCAAGACCACGATAACGAATGCCCATACCCTGACTTCAATCTCGTCAGCGTTAAGGCGATTATTCGGTTTGTATCCAACTGTTGGCATTACTTCTTCTCCTCGGGTTTAACAAGCATTTCTGGACAAGTTCCTGCTGCTGTACAAATTGGCGGCTTGCATTCAGCATTCTGCCAATTGAGTGGGTCTTGGCATGGGTAGCGGTAGCGATCTTCGCAGCCAGTCAGCACCACCAGCAAGACCGACAGAATCCAAATCTCATACACATTCATTTGTCTTTATCCTTTCGCTGTTGCGCCTCAATCTGCCGTCTGAGCTTCTCTACCTTTTCCAACTGCACTTTGGCCTCATGCTTGGCGTCCAAGATGTCGAGGTAAAGCATACCAAGCATTGGCAGCATCAACCCAACCAAAATGCACGCTGCCACCCATCCCACTATGTCTTCCCCAATCGATTTACGAACAACAGCCACGCCCAAAGGTAGATTAGGAATATCAAAGTTATTACTAGGTATGCTGACTTTGCGTGCAAGTTTCGTTTTGCTTCCTGCCGTTGCCATTGCTTGACCCTCTCTTTCGCCTCCTCTTTGAGCCTAGCATTCTCCTGTTCATCTTTGATGATGTCGCGCATCTCAAAGGTCTTTGAATAAATTGCACCCATCTCAGGTGGTGACTGGTAGACCATGGTTTCCCTGATCGTCTTCTCCAGCTCGGCCATCTGATCCATCGCCATCACTCGCTTGAGTGCTGCCTCCATTAAGTTGGAGTCTGGGTCATAGATGTTCTTGCTCTTCTCTTCCTCTTCCCTGATGTGTGCAGCCAGCTTCTCTTGCAGCTTGAAAAACTCGGTGAGCTGTGCAACCACATCAATCATCACCTGAGTCTCGTTGACTGCTACATACTTTTCCTTTTTGCGCGTCTGCTGGACAGGCTGTTGGGCCGCTGGCTTTGATCCGAATAGCTTTGCCCAGAATCCTCTAACCTCGTTGGCGACACCAATAGCTTCTTCAACAGTGGACTTGACCTCCATGAATGAGGACTTGGCCTGCTTGTAGAGTTCGCATCCCTCTTTGATTGCGGCAACGCAGGCGTTGGCTGCAAAGAGGATTGATATGGGGTCAATTTATAGCCCCAAGAATTTTTTAACAAACTCACCAGCAACGCCAGGCCCAAACAAAACGCAAAGCATGACGGCATACAGCAAGTATTCAATCTTGGTCATGCGCTTGTCGCCGTCACTTAACGCAACTTGGATGGCCTCATATCGCTGGGCGCAAATAGCCTCATGCACCGCAAATTCTTTTTCAAGATTGTCCATCGTTTACTTGCTCTTGTTGCTCTTGGACTTGCTGTGCAGCTACAGCAGCGTCATACGCAGCTTGCTCTTCGGCGGTGTACTCAACTTGAGTGACTTGGCCTGTTTCGCAATTAACTACAGTTCTGTGTGTCATGGTTGTTTACTCGTAGAGAATGTTTATAGTGCCAGCAGATGGAGTTGTATCAAATGTGTCTGTGCCGTTAACTGTTGTTACTCGGACTCTATCCAAAGTTTCTGAAGTTGCTTTTGACCCATTAAACAAAGCTCCAAAACCCCCAGAAGCTGTACTATTGGATGTACCAAAACAAGACCAAGTATTGGTAGCAGAGTCAATTAATGCAAGCTGGACAACAGCTAAATAAGTGTTAGCTGCAGCTATATTATTATGAATCAAGAATCCTGCGGTTGATGTGCTATTTATACCGCCAGAATTACCAATTCTTGATACTATTGAAGTGTATCCTGTATTTTCCACACCACCAGAGTCGCCAATTTGAACTAACAAATTACTTGTGCCACTTGTACTCACATTGTTTAGCATCACAGTAACGCGCTTACACCAGCTAGGGATGCTTGTAAAATCAATAGATGTTTGACCAGCGCAAGTAACAACAGTCCCAGACACCAACATCAAATTGCCAGCAGTAGCTGTAATGATTCCGTTGGATGCAATACGCATTTTCTCTGTTGGTGTAACAGACCCAGATGGAGATGTGCTAAGTGTTAAATATGAACTAATGTCTGTGTCAGATGTATAGGTATCAACAAAGCCACTGATAGTTGCAATACTTCGATTGCTTGTGCCACCATACCCCTGGAAAGAAATTTGACCAAGCTGGTCTGCGGATGCAACTGCCGTTGGAGAAGCAATAGTTCCCCTTGACTTTCGCATTGTGACAGTAGGGGAAGTTGTATCAGTAGATGCTCTATTTACAATAGCATTCATGTTGGCATTAGACTGAAACAGTACATTGCCATTGGTTGCGTTAAATGTATGCAATAGTGAAGTAGCAGCAATACCAACGCCAACACCACCAGTTCCTTTGGGTGTAAGAGTGATGCCAATATTTGTGTCATCCCCTGTTGCAGACAATGCAGGATTAGATCCAGTAGCAGCATTAGCCAGTGTTAACTCATTCACAGCAGATGCCGTGGCCGTCACTTTCAACAGCTCGTTGCCATTGGTGTCAATGACATCGCCAACCATCTTCAGCTTCTTGCCTGATCCAATGTTCAAGCCAACTGATGTACCTGTACCGGCAGCCGCAAAGACAGCGTCCACGCTATCTAAGTCGGTATTGATCTTTGTACCCCATGTATCAGTTGACGCGCCAACCTCGGGCTTTGTCAACAATAGGTTTGTGGTGGTGGTATCTGCCATGCTAAAAACTCCTATGCGGCCTCGCGCCAAGTGACTGAATTGTCCCCTAAATCAGACCAACTTTCTGATGTGTCTGAAACTGGCGCCCAGCTCTCGGATGAGTCTGCAACTGGTGTCCAGCTCTCTGTCGTATCTGACTCAGGCGTCCAACTCTCAGATGTGTCTGGAATAGAACTCCAACCAAAGCCGATAACTATCCCAACAGCGCCAACAGACTCAACGCCAGTGATCGCAACCTCAATGACGGCCAAAGCACTGTCAACAGCGCCTGTACCCTCAACGCCTGTGATGTCTTGGAACGATATAACCTCTGCCAATAATGTGCCGACATCGCCAGTCGCTGCATTACCTGTAATGATTGGCGAGACTAGGACTGAGTTAACAGCGCCAGTAGCTGAATTGCCTGTGATGGCAATGGAAATAGTGAAACCAACAGTGCCGACATTGCCGGTGGCAATCGTTCCATCTTCTTGGACTGATCTGTCAGTGAGTAGTGTGCCAACAGCACCAGTAGACGAATTGCCGCTGATTACGACATTGCCTATGCCGTAGACGCCCCTGCCGTAATAGCCTGTGCCGTATGCAGCCATGCCGCTGCCCCTTGGTTAAGCCAGCCTGATCAGGCCAGTGCTTGCATCGTTTGTCGGCATGGTCAGCGTAAATGTTCCAGCAGTCACTGTCTGACTGCCAAATGTATGCACACTGACTGCCTTGTCTGACTGAGTCGAGTTGTAGATCAAGACCGCGTCAAAGGCTGTGGACAAGGTCACAGCAGAGTAGCTGATGCTGGCGCTTGGTGTCACAAACGCTGTAGTACCACTGGTGCTAGGGGGTGTGCCAAATGTCACTGTAACGCCGCCTGCGGTGTATCCTGACCCTGACACCTCACCTGTGGAACTGTAGGCTGTGGTGGACGCATTGACAGTGGCAGAGTCCAAGTACAAAGCAGCTTTAAAAGTGTCTGCTGTGGTGGCAGCGCGGATCACACCAGTGCCAAAGTTGTGGTGTCCGACAAGCAGCTCGCCCTTGAAACTGGTACACATTGCTTGCGTATTTGCCATGATTTAACCCTTAAATTTGTTGACTGATGCCATCAGCAAAGACACTGCGCTTTAGCACCATGTGGACAGATCGATGCACCAACTCACCATCAAGCCAATACTCAACCCAACTTGTTGTCTCGGTATCGTTGTCCAATAAACCCTCACGCTTCTCAAGCAATGAGTCATCCATCTCGCCTTTGGTGGTGTTAACTATCATCCGAATGTCCTTGCCCTTGTCAAAATCGCGCCGCCCGATGTAGAACCACGATCATCTGCAATCTGCAACTGATCTAGTCCTGCCATGTATAGCGATGACCATACAGAGATTCTCGCATCGTCTTGCAAGTATGGCGCAGCCTGTAAAAGTGATCCATACAAATAGACATCAGGCGCTTGAGTCAGCAGCCAGTTGGTTGTGTTTGTGTTTGATAACTTAGACAACTTGGCGTAATAGACCAGCTCTGCGGTGTACTCACCATCAGGAATTGGCAACAGTCTGAATTGGTTTCCCACCACGCTGAAATACAAAGGCTTGCCGCTGGATAAGTATGTCGTATTCGACAATGAGTCCATCGCGTCAATGGTCTGAAATGTCAGGTTGGTGATTGGGTTGGTGTTGATCTTGATGGCTTTGACTTCCAAAAAGTCATCAGGCACTGTGCCATATTCAGCCGCTGCTGCAAATGTTGCATTTGCACGCACAATCATTTGGCGTGTACGCAACTGGCGCTCAATTTGAGCCTCTGCCAAGCTGACAAAGTCTGAAATGGCGGTTGCCAAGTCAGTGCGGTTGAGCCAGTCGCCAACCGAGGTTTTCAGCTCTGCATAAGTTGTAAGTGCCATCAGACTGCCTCTTTTTCCATCTCTTCTTTGACGATCCAAGTGTGATCGTGTCTGAATTCAAATGTGCCAATGTGTCCGATCTCTTTCGAGACATCATGGTCAATATACACTTTAAAACCAAGCTCCTGCGCCTTTTTACAAAAGAAGACATCTTCTCCCATATAGCCGCGAGTGCCAGTCTGCCAAGGCATATCGAACCAAGGCTCAGTCATTCCCTCAAAGACATTGCGCTTGATCAGCATGACGCCAGTACCGACAGAACCGATCTCTTCAAGTCCTGATGATTCGGGCATCGTATAGACGGCCTTGCGCTTGCCATTCTCGTCATAGTTCTGCGCGGTTGGTCCTGTTGGCATACGTCTGCGAGCGCAGTTGGCCGCCACGATGTCCACATCATGCGCCAGCAGCCGCTGGATCATGTCCTGTGGGAATGTCATGTCAGAGTCGATAAACAGGATGTGGCTGCATCCCTCACGCATGGCGTCAAGGCACAAGTCAGCACGCTGATTCTGAATCAGTGTGCCTTGCAGTATCTTGAGGCTGACAGCGTCAGTGGTGTTCAGTGTGTGGTACGCCACCATGTTGACCATGCAATAGGTGTAGTTGGTGTGGACCATGTCACGCGCTGGCGTGCAAACTGCGATGTAGTTCATGCGATTTCCAAGTGTTTCCAGTTCAAACCACTTTTGATTTGTCTGATTGTAGTTATTGAACAATTAAATTCTTTTGCCAAGTCAATTGGTCTTTTTGTTGACGACTTTATCTCTATAGCTTGCGGCTCAGTCAGTTTGTGCCTGCCATGCTTTTCTCCTTTAGCTTGCCTGTTCTTATGAACCTTATCTGCCATATTTTCTTTTTGAGTACCAAGAAAAATATGGTCTGGATTTACGCAACATTTAATATCGCAAATATGAAGTGCAAACTTATCTTTAGGTATAGAACCAAATTTTTGCTCATATGACACGCGATGTGCGGATAAATGCGATCCTCTTCCAAGACCAGTTTTTCCATATCCTCCTTGGTTGAGAGAAGACATCCATATCCAACATCCAGACTCTGGTATTCGGATTGTGTTTTTTTCTATCTTTTCAGACAGACTAATTCTTGGTCGTGCCATCAAACTTTTCCTGGTCGGACACGAAAAAATCTATTGTCAAAATCGTTTAACCATTTTTTCATGTAAGCCTGATCATCCAGCTTGCCCTCTGCTTTCAACTGAAAGTAAACCGATTCAGGAATACTGGCAACGTGATGCCATTCGCCTTTCCAGTTCGCCTTGTTGTCCACAGCAGCAAAGTCGCGTTTGTTGGCCTCAATGACAGCAGTCATGTCCTGAGTTGTCTGAATCGTTGCCTCATCAGTGTCCTCGTTGTAGTGCCAAGTGCGCGTGATCCCTTTTTCGGGGCTTGCATCAAAAAATCGTTTTTCCATGTAAATAAGGGGAGGATTTCTCCTCCCCTTTTCCTCTTAGTTGATTAAGAAGTGATCAAGTCTGCTGCCAGACCATGAGCGTTTTCTGCCAAGACTTTGTGGCCGAATTCGATCAACAACATACGCTTTTCAGCGTCACCGGTCTTCGCCAACTCGACTTGTTGGTAAGGACGGAGAACAGTCATCTTTGCGTACTCAGGATCGATCACCCAAGCGTCACGCTCGCGCTGGAAGCGGTTTGCAATGACGGCCACGTTTCCAAAGTCGCTGACATAGATGTCAACAGCGCCAATCAATGTGGCAGGCTTTGCGCCGCCATCAATGTTGAAACGCTGTGATGCAATGCCAGAGAAGCCGGACACGCGCTGCTTGTTGACAGGACCGCACATCAGAATCTTTGGTGTGCCGCCAGCA